AGAATACAGAGTTTAGAATTAAATGGCCTCGTGGACAACTAGGATCACTGCCCGCCGATTCTGAGCAATTCATGATGATCGAGGATCTTTATAAGACCACGGACAAGTTAAATAAACACATTGAATCAATGGCGTTAAACAAAGTCAACATAGAATTTTTAACAAAACAAATGGATAAAGTTTTAACTGATATTGAATCATTAAAAGACAAAGCTAGAGATATGCATTACAAGAATGGTAACGGACAATGATAGAAGCTGTAATAGGATTACTTATGTTTGTAAACGGAGAAATTAAAGAGGCACGTTTGCAACCCTCAATGGCAATTTGTTTACGCGGAAAACGTGAAGCGGAAAGAACTTTTTCTGAATCTGTTACATACAAATGTTGGCGTGGCACTGCAGAATTAGAGGATAATATTGATGGTAGTAAAAGTATTAAGAAACTGATAATAGAATAAAATGAAAATACAGGCTGAAATAGTTAATGGTAAATGTCCAACATGTGAAGAGTACACTATGTTAGTGGGTTTAACTCCTGAAATGTATAGATGCATGACATGTGGATCTGATTTACAACAACACATAAATGGAAAGATAAGTTACATACCTCACATATCATCAAAGAGTTTAGTATCAGAGGTAGAAAAGTATTTTGATGGCAAAGAAAGCTAAATTTGGTGTCTCTACGGCACCCCGAGCAAAACCAAGAAAACGGCCAGGTAGGCATACAAAGTCATTAAATAAGCATAAAAAAAGACAAATGAAAAATAAAGGAAGACCTTGACAATATCCTAAAATATCCTACATTGTAGATATGAAAGAAAAAATAATAACAATAAAAGTAGATGGTGCATTGCAAGGACAATGGTCTAGTCTGTTGTTAGAACTTAACTTAATGAAAAAAGCATGGCAATCTTATGGTGTTCATATGAATATGAAAGCACCTGGATTAAAAAATGTTTTAACTCATGGAACGAAAGTAAATGACGACACAAAAAGAAATAGACGAAGCAGCTAATAACTGGAATAAAACTAAAGATTCACAATACAAAGATCTTTGGTATAAATTAGTAAAGGAGTATGTAAATGGACCTCATTATATTAAACGACGGCCTATATCATTTAATTCCGATTACAACAAAGATTTTGGATGGAATAGTTTTGACAAACGACGTTGATTGTTTTGAACTATGTGACATACTCAGATTAAAATTAACTGGTTATGTTGATACATTAAATTTACATATGATGAATGATGGTAGTGGTACCTTCGTTGGTTGTATGTGTAGATAGACCTACCCTAAAGAGGGAAAAGTAAGGGTAGGTAATGGTGAGAAATTATCTCGCCTTACCACAATCTTGCCATATTGTCAAATAGTCTCTTCTGGAGTGCAAGTAAATCTAATATAAATACCGTGTTCGTTAACGTCTTTTTTACCTATTTCTCTCATTTTATTTAATGATTCTTCATAACCAAATGTCATACAATCATATGTAGTGTTAAATGTTTCAGGCCACGGATATGGCGGCATGCAGGTAGTATGTACCTGTGAACAAATAATTAAACTTAATAATATTTTCATTGACAATCCTATAATATCACCTATATATGAGTTATTAAATATGAAAGGAAACGCATGACAGACATGACAAAGTATAAAAATGTTTCTCTAACAAAAGAAACATACGCTACTTTAGATAAGTTATCAAAGGTATTATTGCCCGATGCTAAATTGTCTATAGCAAAAACAATTGAATCAATTGCAAATGAGAAAGCGAAGAAACTAAATGGCAAAATTAAAAAAAGCTAAAGTAACAATACACATATGTCCTACCTGCAAAGGTAATGGATTTTTAAAAGTTGCAACAGAGGGAAAAGATACTGTTCACCAATGTTGGGACTGTGATTCGGAGGGTGAGTATTATGAAACGACTGATATGGGTTGGATTGATGATGGTACTTCTGACAGCCTGCACTAAGGATCTAAAGTTTGATGGCTTTGATCCAACAACTTCGGCTATCAAGTGGGTATTTACAGGAGACAAAAAGTGATTCCTGATACAGACAAAGCATACATTGCAGGACTCTTTGATGGTGAAGGTTCAATACATATGCGAAGAGGTATTGAAAAGAAAAAGAAACATCGAGGTAAACCTGGATATAGATTGTCTAATAGTTTAAGATTAAGTATGGAAATAACTATGACAGATAAGTCTGTATTAGTTTGGGTTCACGAAGTATTAGGTTGTGGTACGTTAACTGATAAACCACGTAAAGGTAAACGAGTTGACGGCACACCATACTTGAAACAATATAGATGGCGTTGTACATTTAGAGATGCGTACTATGTTTGTTGTATGATTTGGCCTTGGGCTCATACTAAGTTACCAAAGATTACAAAGGTAATAGAACACTATACACACCAAGCTTTAGATAATAATATCATTAGTTTAGAAGAATATAGAGAGGTAAAAAGAAGTGTCAAAAGATGAAAAAATAACTATATCGGTTCACACCTATAACTGGGGACCTTGTGTTGTAAAAGTAAAAATACAGGACGATTTTAAGAAAGCTTTGATTGATGAAGCTAAGAAGAATGAATTAGATTTTAGAGATAAACTAGCAGGACAGATAAGAAAAGAAACTGGCTACAATCAACAGTCAAAAGATAAGTTGATACCGTACCTGTCACCGTATCTTGGTTTGTACGATCAAGTGTTTCAAAACTACCAAGGTAAGAAGTATGAGAATGGTAAACCAGAATATGTATTGACTGCTTTGTGGGCTAACTTTCAAAGACAGTATGAGTTTAATCCACCACATGATCACGATGGTAGATTGTCATTTGTAATATACTTATCGATTCCTGATAAATTAAAAAAAGAAAATAAAAAATATACGGGTAGAAGCTGTGGACCTGGAGGCATACAATTTATGTATGGTGAAGGACCTAGAGATGCTGTAACTTACATGTCTCATTTTCCTGAAGAAGGTGATATGTTTATCTTTCCTGCGTGGTTAAAACACTGGGTAAGTCCGTATAAATCTAATTGTGTAAGAGTATCTGTGTCTGGTAATATTCATGACTCTGCACCACTTAATCAAATTAAGAAAGGTGGATTGGTAAAAGAATGAAATTAAAATTTTATATATGGTTAATGGGTTGGACTGGTACATTACATGCGTGGGCATGGCGTAAACAGGCTAACATGATTAAGTATAAGGAGAGAATGGATGAGGAAGAATACTTAAAAGAATTGAAGAAAAAGCTATGATAGGCTTATTCTTTGTAGGTATGGGTGCTTTATTAATAGGTGCTTTGATTGCCTGGTATATAATAAATAATTATGTTTTAAAAGATGATGAGTGATAAAGATATAGAAGAATACCATGACATTGGTAAAGCGATCAAGCATAGTGATAAATACAACTATGTTAGTGCATCAAGGATCGAGGACCAAGGAACACGGCTCTATGATGTAAATGGTTCTAGACTTCCTAGTGTAACTACGATATTGGGGCGTACCAAAGATCAACAATTTTTAAAAGAATGGAAGGCCAAAGTCGGTGAAGCAGAAGCAGAGCGAATCAAGAACGTATCTAGTAGTCGGGGGACATCTATGCACAAATTCCTGGAACACTATATCCTCGGATCTGGCTACGATGATCTTACAGAGATCGGACAGAAGGCGAAAACCATGGCCCAAAAAGTTATTGAAATCGGTCTTGCTCCTGTGGAAGAATACTATGGGTCGGAAGTTACATTATACTATCCAGGTCTATACGCAGGTTCGACAGACCTTGTCTGTTTACACAACGGTGTTGAAGCTGTTGTTGACTTCAAACAGGCTAACCGTCCGAAGAAGAAAGAATGGATCGAAGATTATTATATGCAAATCGCAGCATACGCCATGGCACATGACTACGTCCACAACTCCACAATACAAAAAGGAGTTATCATGGTATGCACGCCTGACCTATATTATCAAGAATTTGTCGTAGATGGGGCAGAATTAAGGCGCTATAAACATAAGTTTCTCAAAAGATTAAACATGTATTATGACCTATTACATGATGAGAAAGAACAAGCTAAAGTAAACATAAACCCGGAGGATTTTTTTAATGGAGCGTGAGATATCAGGATATTACTATGACGGTGAAAAGTCATGGATATTGTACAAAGACGAATACGGTAATGAAACACAGGAGGAATGGAAAGATGAACAGTCAGATTAGAACAGTTCTAAAGAAGAAATACGAAGCAGAAATTGCAGACGCTAAGTATAAAATTAAATGTTACAGTGAGCATGAGTTAGTAATACCAGAACATCCTGATATTACAGCAGAAGTTGACAAATTATTACAGAAAATGGCAGAAGCTGAGGATAAATTGGCAGTAATGCGTCTACATTATGACGAAAATAAGGCAGAAAGTACAGAGTATAAGATTCTGTGACAGAATTAAAAAAAATATTTTTTTCTTCCGAAAATAAAGTGTCCAAGTGTACTTTTGACTGTTTTACCGCATAAAATAAGGCTGAAAGTGGTACACTTTTTAGTACACTTTTTATTTTTGGTACACTTTAATGTGTACCATCAAATTTCGGTTCACGCGCGCGAATGCATATTTTAAAAAAATAAATCTGTGATATAAACTTATATATGCCTAGGAGAAGAAGAAAAAGAATCGCAACTGATGGTGCTCCCGAGATACCTTATCCGAGAGTTCGAGTGGAGTGGATTGACTGTGTCAGTGACTCGGGCTGGGCTACAGACAAAGAGTTTGATAAGATGAAACTAGCAAGACCTGTTAATGAGGGTTGGTTATATTCTAAAGATAATAAGTCTGTAAAACTATTTGCTTCTTATGATAAAGATGATGATGGTATTACTTTTGGGGATCGGACGATGATTCCTCGGGCTTGGGTAAAGAAGATTCTGAAGATTTAGATGGAGTCACGTCAATTATCTGTGCATAGTCGTCTAGGATTTGTTTCATTTTGGCTTCTAATTCTTGTTCTGACAAGTCTTCTAACTTCCCAGTTTTTATTATTTTGCGGTCTATGTATAGTCCTGCTGCCTTACCTCTGTTTGCCTCTGCGTTTACAGCAGAAGAAAAAGAACCTTTCTTCAAAGCAGCTTCTCTAAGTCTTGCAAGTTCTGCAACATGACCTTCATAAGTCACTTCATGTTTTCTTAGTCTTTCTTCTTTTAGTTGACCAATATATTTTACAACAAGTGGTGACAGTTTAGGATTACATAGTTCTGATCCTTCTTGTCTTGCACGTTTAGAACTATAACCGGCAGCTATTGCTGCTTCTCCTTGAGTCATAGGTCCTTCAGGTCCACCGAATACTAAAAACTCAGCGAATCGTTGTTGCATTTCTGTTAATCTCTTTGGTAATCCCATATTGACAATTTAGGGTAACATTGTTATAAAGTCAAGATATGAAAGATGACAGAGGTAAATTAGATTTAACTAGACGAGTAGAAGAATTAGAAGAAGCCTTAGATGGTTATGTTCAATTAGTTAAAATGCAAAAGAATGAAATCTGGGGATTGAAAGAAATATCATCAGAGAATGAAATTAACAAAAATTTATTGCAAGGTTATCAGAATGTGATAAATGATTTATCAAGTCGATTACGTAAAGCAGGTAAGTAATGTTTGTTAAGCACCTGCAAGAATATTTAGACAAGTTTACAGAAGGACATAACGGAAGACGCGGTAACGCTGTAAGCAATGCCAGAATATATATTGCAACAAAAGGCGGTTACTTGGAAGAGATAAAACGTATTGAAGTCCATGAAAGTAATAATCCCAAGGACTCATCTATACGTGTTGTCTTAAAACCACAACGAGAAGAAAAACTTATATTACCTCCTGGTTACATAAAAGATTATTAACTTTTGAACACAGGAGTAACCTTGAAAAATGCATGGGACCAGAGCGTAAATTATATCAAAAAATTCGTAAATCTATACCACAAATATCTTGGATTAGACTTGAAAATAATAGCTTACATGGTACTCCCGATCTATTGGGCTATAATAATTCTGGCCACTTTTTCACAGTAGAACTTAAAGTCACGAAGAGTAACAAGGTGAGCTTGTCGCCACACCAAATAGCGTTCCATGTACGCCATCCTAACAATTCATTTATCTTGGTAGAGTCCCTTGATCAAAGGTGCTTGAAACTTTTTCCAGGAAGCAAGGTCCAGGAGCTTGCTGCTTGCGGCTTGAAGCTTGAGCCTTTGTGCTTGGGGCTTGACGCTTGCCGCTTGAGGTTCGAGGAGCTTGGTGCTTGAAGCTTGAGGCTGTTGGCCCGGACCAGATGCACGCTACCATTACACCCGTCGGCTAAAGTTAAGCTAATGATCTGATCCGATATTCCACGCGGGAATTCTGTTTTAATGTTTACCATATGAAATTGTTTTAATTGAGGCGTCCCAGCATGCCCGACAATCCTTGCACTCGTTGTTTTGTTTTGGCGCTGGACATGTAGCCCCTGAAGTCACTACCTCTGAGCTGTTAGGCCACGACTGAGGCGCCCGCTGGTCTACCATGGGCGCGCTGAATCGTATGACTAAATTTGATGGCTTCTTCCATAAATGCTTTTTAATCCATGCTTCACGGGTAGGCATCCAATGCTTTTTTGTAGGTGTTAATCTACAGACTTCATAAATTTTATTTAAATGATTTAAATCTTGTACATCGCCGCTGTCATGCCATCTAAAGACATCTGGCTTTTTACTGTTGATCAGGTGAGTCATTGCCTGGACCCAGTCCGAGCTCTTGATGGCTTCCAGCCTTCGATACTGTGCATCCTGAACAACCTTGAAGACGTAACAACCTTTGAGCGCGTAACAGTCATCACAAACTGATTCAGGGATCAGCCTTAGCTTGCTTCCTGTCTTGCATTCTTTGGCCGGTAAACCTATTGACCAGCCCGGCATCTTTGACGGTTTACTCAGGCCGCCTACTATTTTCCATGCTTCATCTGTTTTCATAATTCCTACTTTCTACTTCCTTTATAATCCTATATTGTTTTCTTGTCAACCGTAACGCTTGGCGCTTGCAGCTTGACGCTTGTTGCTTGTAGCCGTTGGCCTCTAACCAGCGCCAGTGATTTATTAAAATCACTGGGCTTTCAATTCTTCTACTCATCTTCTTTTTTATCTTCTTCTGTCAGGCGTTGTATGAAGCCCGGATATTCTATCATCATGTCTTCACCGTAAGCGGCCTCCCAGGCCGCCAGTATCTGTGCTAAATTATATTTATTCATTGATTGTCCAGACGTCGATTCCAGTTGTTGCTTTGTGAAGCGCTGTCAAATACTCAGACTGAGACAGACCTAGCTCTTCCATCAGGAAATGCATCTTATCGCCTTGCAGGCCGAACCTTGGGTCCTTCAGGTACTCAACAGCTTTGTCAAGTATAACGTGACGCTTGGCGCCTCCTGGCTGGTATTCTTTTTTCATTGTTTTTTTAGTCATATATTTCTCCTTTATAATTCCATCCTATCATATCCTGGACCAGCTGTCAAGCTTGTTGCTTGACGCTTAACGCGACCAGCCTCTTCCCGCCGGGCTTATCTAGAATCCTCTGGCAGTAATAGACTGATCCCAGGTCCCACATGCATTTTACTTTATCGATCGACACATAGGACCAGGGATCAGTTCTGGCTGTTCATTGCACGAAGACGGCATTGATGCGGTGTGACGTACAACACAACCAGAAGTTGTCCCGTTATTTTGAGTTTTTAATTCCGTAAATAACAAAAGGGAATAAATGCAATATAATCCTTGACTATCCTATTGTCAAGTGTATATTAAAAATAATTTAAAAAAAGGAGAAATAAATATGACTACAAAAAGACAAACTCTTAATGCAGATAAGAGAAAAGTTATTGCAGATGTATTTCAAAGTCATTTTGAAGATAATTCAAAATACAAGAAACAACATCAAGACGCAATAACAAACTACAATCTAAT